TCTGCTGCTAATGTATCGACTTCATCCATAATCCGCTCAGCTTCAATATTATCGTGCTTCTCAGATAATGCTTCATTGTAAGCATCATTAATGCGCTTGTTCTCTGAAGTAATAAGATCAGTGACATGACTTAAACTGTCGTAAGTTAATTGATCCATTGGAATAGGAGAACCAAACTGAGGGCTGAAGTGCATTACATAGTAAGAAGCCCCTTTATCAGTACGCATCTTCTCAGCTTTTAGTACACAATCGAAGTCCCAGAGATTAACGCCTTGAGACATCTTTTTAATTACATCATGATAAAATGGGCCATAGTTCTTACGCTTTAGGGAAAGAATTACAGGCTGATTTTCAATAGTAACTTCCTTACCTTGAGCCGTCTTTCCTGTATAGCTTACTAAACCACGAATGATCCTATATCTATCTCGACCTTCATAGTTCTTACGCTCATCTGGAGACATTGCTATGGACTCTTCATATGTAGGCATCCCACACATAAACCCACCTAGCTGATCACGGGCTTCTTCACGCTGATTTTTTATCAATAGAGATTTGTTAATAAGTTTACTATCTCCCCAGTGTTGATACTGGACATGATTACTAAAAGCTCTTAATTTTACGCCTTCTTTTGCATACACTCTATCTTCATTAGTATTTAGAAAGAATGCCCCCAAGGGTATTTGATTTCCTGCTGCATCTTCCCCAAATGAATTAATTTTTAGGGTGGGTATGCTCGGACCTTTTGATGTCGATGACGCACCTAGTTGTGCGCTGAGTTCCTCAATCGATAAGCCATTTTCTTTTATTATTAGTTCGTTCATAACTATTCCTTTTGTTAGGATGTTCATTATACGATAGTTATGTGTTTTTATCAACTAAATTCTTCTTGTTCTAGCCAATTTATGCCACCTGATATTTCTATGTCTAAAGGGACTATGCACTTGTAATTAAACAGTTTTTCAGCCTCTTCCCCTACATTGGTCATAGCCTCAGTTAAAATTAATTTAACTTGTTCTGTTTCATCGGGGTGAGTATCTACTACAATGCTATCATGGACTGTTAATATGAGCTTAGATTTTAGTTTATGTTGCTTAAATAATCTAAATGCGCGGATACAAGATAGCTGAACTAAGTCCGCACTAAAGCCCTGTACTGGGTAGTTAAGTATCTGCGTAGCATTCGTAACCCTTTTGTTTTTTGTACGAGCAACATTTGGCCAGAAGTATTGTCTTCCACTAGGGGTTTCCACAGTACCATTCTTTAATGTTCCGTCCATTAAGGTTTGATGCCAACCATATATACCTTCGTATATACCATAAAATCCGTCTAGATATTGTGCTATATGTGGGGGATGTCCGTATGAAGTCCCGCCGAAAAGTGGTAAAAAACTGAAGGCCTTTGCTGATTGCCTCATATCTTTAGATACGTCTTTGGGTTTACATTGATTTATAATACTGGCTGTTTGCCTATGGATATCTTTGCCTTCAAGAATGTCGGCTATACCTTGAGAATCCCTAGACAGTTCGCAAGCCGTCCTAAATTCAAGGCCTGAGTAGTCACTCTCGTAAATCTGTCCGTTTTCAAATCTACTTACAATACACTTACGAACAGGAAATCCACGCTTAGGCATATTCTGCAAGTTTAATGTTATCCCACCGCCACTACTTAATCTGCCAGTTGCAGCTATACATTGATTAAAATTTGCATGTAGAAACCCTGTAGCTCTAGTACCACGTTTAATTCCGGCACAAAAACTATCAAGATAGGTACTAATAGCATTTAGTCTGCTGATCTTTGTTAAAAATTCTACAGCTTCTAAGTTATTTTTCTTTTCTGCCTGGCTGATAAGCCTTTGTATTGTTACCTTATCAGTCTTAAACCCATTAATACTAACGTCATTAGCTGAGGCAGGGGTCATTTTAAGTCCGGCAGTAACACCAGTACTAATATAAATTGCACCAACACCTGAACACGTTTTACATTTAGTTCTATTTTTATAAGGATCACCAGTAACTCGGTATTTCTTACCCATTTTTATTTTAGTAACTACTTTGTACTTTTGAATTGAGCCAACGCCTTCGCAGTCCGTACATTGAACAGCTTGAGTCTTGTGTACGATTTTCGTTGTTGCCCTGACTGCTTCAATAAACTGATTTGGGGTCATAAAAGGGGGTCTAAGTTGCTTACCTGCCTCATTACTACCGATATTAAATGTTTGGCGGTGGGCTTCTCTATCTAAAACAGTACGGGAGTAGACAACTTTAGTCATATCTGCCCCAGAATTTAAATTGATAGGAGTATCTCCCATAACTCTCTCAATAATACGAGATAAGTCATCAATTAGTTGTGCTTTTTCAGACTTAAACTTCAACTCTACTAGGTCTAAGGCCTCAACATCTATTTTAACGCCGTTCATCTCTATTTCACATAGAAACAACAGCATCTCATTCATAAATGGAATTACTTTCTTAAGAGATTTATTATGATCTCGTTCTAGTATGTCTTGTTGAGCTATATATAGTTCACCTGTAGCCTTAACGTCTGCCTCAGCATATTCGTTTACTATATCTAAAGGCATTTCCTCAAAGCCCATCTTCTCTTCTTTAAACATAACATCAACAAGATCACTCTTCTTAATGCTCTTAGTTTTACGTCTAAGTGCAGACTCTTTTAGGGAAAGAGCGCGTCTTTGGCCTTTAGCCAACAGAAACTCGCATATCATAGTGTCGTATACTAAGGGTGGGATAGTAAACCCCATCTCCTGTAACCACTCAATATCAAACTTTGAGTTGTGGCAGATAAGACCTTTTGCTCGTTTTAATGCGGCTTCTAAGTGATCTACTGGATCACATCCGTCATAATCATTGTGATACCAAATGAGCTTATGTACTGTTTCTACAGTTTCGAACCCAAGCCAACCATAATAAGCAGCTACACATTTGTTAAAGGGATTTTTAGGAGAGTTGTCTATGCGACCTTCAACCCATTGAATAGTTGTCTCTAAATCTAAAACAAGCCATTCACCATCGAAATTAAACTCCATAACGTGAAGTATTTCCGTCTAAATTACACAAGACAGTACCATGCCATCCAGAAATCTTATTCTTCATGACTGTTATATAACGAGTAGGATCATCAGGATTATTTGCATCATCCGATTTACCAAGGCCAAATAATATATCTGTCTCGGATATCTTACCTACTTTAGAACCTTCAAGCATAGTAGGAGTTAACCTGGTTTTACCTTCAGCTTCAGCACTTGCCTGAGATAAGCCGATTACAGCACAATTATGCTTCTTAGCTAATTCTCTCAGCCTGTAATAGAGTTCACGTAATCTCTCATGTCCGCTGTTAAAGGTAGTTGTCAGTGCAATTTTATCTGCCATATCTACTATGAGACAGTCCATTGACTGCTTCTTCATGTAGGTATCTAGCATTTGTATGTCCCAACCTTGGGCATCAGCAAATATCAATCTATCTTTTATACCAGAGTATCTAGCCGCCGCTACTTGTGGATCAAACTCTATCTCTTCTTTAGTTAGTCCAGTATAAGCCTGAATAGCACGTAACTTTGTACGTTTAGCAACTTCTTCGTTAGCTACATAACAAACTTTAGCACCTTGTTGGCAGAAACCGGCAGGGGCAGCACATAAAGATATAGCAAATGCAGTTTTACCTACGTTAGAGTAGGCGGCTATAACTCCAAACTCACCTCTGGCTATTCCGTATACATGCTTGCTTAATGTCTCTATGTTAAACTTAAATCTGTTATCGTTACTAACAACAGATAGTAACTCATAGATATCATCCGTGACATCTTCAGCAAAATCATCAGGCATGTAGCCTACTGAGACACGTTCTATGAGAGTAACTAAGCTATCCATTGCTTTAGTATCGCCCTCAGACATTTTTATGCCTAAGTCTGCAACATCAAGACCTATCTTCTGTCTCCATATATTCTCTATGACATCGGTTGCTACATCATCATTTAGTTCAGGAGATATATTAATATCATCTATCTGTTCTTTAATTTCATCTGCCCATGACTGAGTAGATGTAGGGTTTTGTGATTTCCAGAAACTAAATAGATCAGCAGAACTAATGTCTGCTTCAAACTTATTATGCATTGATGCAATTGTTTGATAGATATCTTTAGTAGTATCCTCGAATATGTCTGCGCGTAGTCTAGCCTTATTAGTGTTATAAAATTCATTATTTAGGCAAGTTTTAAGTAAAGATTGGTCCATTTTACTCTTTCTTGGGTTATGCTTATTTCTTGCGATAAGCGATTAGCTCGATTATAGTTATGCGATTGTTAAGCCATTCTTACAACACATAAGCTAAAAGTAAACCCAAAAAAAAGCCCTCGTTAAAAGGGCTTTAATTATTAAAATGTTTTATGAGTATTAGTTAGCTCTAAACTTGAGCTTCTTTATGTCCGGTGGGTTATCCCCACGACGATCTCTGACATCGACCTGGTAGTGTACTACATTTTGTAGGCCAGTTGCATACTCTTTAATTAATTTATTTAATCCATCTTCTACATTTGCAGCTTCTCTAAAGCCGCCTTCGACATCTAAGTCTATAATTGCTAATGCACGAATCTTCATTGGTCATTCCTATTAAAATAATATAATTTTTTGCAGTGTGTACTGCGTTTAAAAACTTACTTCAATAGAGATTTAGGTGGGGCTAATGTAGTGTTGCACCAAGACGAGACAGGACGTATGTGCAGGTGGCAAATAGCATTGGGAACTCTGTTGAAATAAGAATGTTCCCTAGTAAGTTTTCTATTTTGCTTACCTATGATTTTGTTACTAATATAATTCCAATAAAAAATACTTGATTGTACCATTTGCTTCCCTTCTACAAAACGTATAGTCGTTTGCTCTCTACATACCAAATAACAAATCCTGTATTTGGTGAACAGTTAAGTGTTTTAAGTCTGCTTCAGTAAGTCTTACCTTTATACTGGAACAAACCCTTCGTTTAATCATTATAGCCTTAACTGAGGCATCTTTGTCAAGCACTAAGTAGGTGGCACTATATTTATCTAACGAATTTTTAATAGAATGCGTAAGTGATGTACCAAGTAATGCTATCCCTACGAGGCCGTCTACTTTGCTTACCGAACATGCGCTGGGTACGTCTTCAACTAATACTGCTGTAGTGCCAGACCCAATGTGAATACCCTTAGAGGTATTCCCATAGGACATCCATTTAATATTATTGTTGCTTAAGCTTCTACCTACTGCACCATTATCTGAATAGAATAGAACCCTGTCATCTGAAGGATCATATCTTATTTTAATATAACCACTTTTATAAGCATCCAGGCTATTAACAGATTTTAAGTAATCTATTGCCGGTTGATGATTATATATAGAGGTAGTGATAGAAGGTATTGGTCTTACATACTTCTCTTTACTATTAATTTTATTATTTAGATAATTCTTAACTGATTGTAAGTTTCTTCTACCCGTATGTATTCCTTTGGCATTACAACTTGCTCTATAGCAATTCCACATTAGTTTACCATCAGATTTAGATAATGCTAATTTCTTTTGGCCATAGCAGAAGGGACATTGAATTACTTTTCTATCACCTTCGCGTAAAGGTATAGATTGTATTACTTCTAGTTGCTCGGCATATGTCATATATCTACTTCTAGGGTTCTGTCCCCTCATGGGAACAGCGTCAGCTTATCCACTTTTGAAAATCTGTCAACAGTTAGTTATCGTATAAGGCAACATTTAACTAAATGCGCCTAACAACACTTAAGTTAGCAGGTATTTTTTAAAATGTCCCGTAAGTCATTGATTTATATAGGTTTGCTACTAATCAATTGGTCGTAGGTTCGACCCCTACCGTCGGAGCCATGTACTTGAAAACAAACAGTTTTTCCCTAAAATTTATGACTTTTGGCACTTTATTTCCCGTTTTGGCACTCTGCCAAAAGTGCCATAACAAACCTATTAACTTTTTTATATGTAAAATAGGATTCGTATTTAGTATTTAAATTTCTAGAAAATGTTGGGATTAGTTAGGCGATAAGACCGCCCCAGTGAAGGGGCGATCAGTAGTTTTATCTAGCGTAGTGTAGTCCACGCTTAGTATTAGCGTTTGTACTCTCAATCTCACCCTCTACTGCGTAAACAAGCAGCATCTGAGGATTTCTATGGCCAGTAAGAGCTACTAGCTCTCTATCAGTACATCCAACACGGGAAGCATTGGTAGCTCCTGTACGCCTTAAGTCGGCTAACCAGATAGTAGAGTACATCTGAGCGCCATCCTCATCAAACTGTTCGACTAAAGGCACTTCAGGTAGCCCATAGCCATTGGCTAGTTTCCTAAACAGCTTATTACATTTGTCTTGCGAGTATGGTTTGCCAGTTTTCTCGTAGGCGAATATATAATCATCAGTATTTCGCCTTTTATGTAGCTGTAAGCGGTCATTAATAGATGTAGTGACCTTAATAGACATTTGCTTGCCAGTTTTACGCTGTCTAAAGTTAGAAACATTGGTTTTACCATCTATATTAGACCACTTAAACGTGCGGATATCTACCGGACGTTGGCAGAACTCGTAACACATTAAGATCATAGTCCCCATTGAATGATAGCCTTGATCATCGCAGTATTTAATCATGCCATTGATCTCGTCGATTGACCACATGACTTGGCGATCAGGTAATTTAGGAAGTTTAACCAGGGAGAAGGGATTGCTTTTAACTCGACCCCCACGTAGGCCTTCGTTCCAAACTATTTTAAGAACTTTGAAGGTATGGTTAGCTTTGTGGGTAGAAACCGCATCTGCAATGTACTGCCACAGCTTCTGCGCGTAATCATAATCTACGTTATCCACTAACATATCTGAAAATGGTAGTTTCCCTATCATTACAGGCGATACATGGCGTAAATGATCTGAGTATGAACGCTGAGAAGATGATAAACCTTCCGCACCATACTTTTTACGAGATTTTGCCCCTAGATTAGTATATGTCATTGATGATTTATAGTATTTTATCAATGCTTCTACTGATCGGATATCCACTTCTATAGATACGGTACTGTCAGCATTCCATTCCTCAAACTTACGCTTTAGTTCAAATCCACGTTCATTCGCGTCTTTTACATTATCATAAGTTTCATCCTGCAATTTAGGAAATGCTTGTAGTACCGCTTTTGTAGGGCGTACCCTATAGACCATAGAGTTACCTTTAACATGCGGCCTTACATACGGTGCTTTAATCATAATAACACCTAGATAGTTGATTGGTCATCTAACTCTCCTTTAGTTAATTGTTACGTTGGTAATTTAGTTAGTAGTTAACTAATACATTAGCGCGTAAATAAGGTCAATTAAAAAAAGTTAGTAGGGCGCGTAAAAAAACCCTTCTAAAAGGGCTTAATTATTACATTGTTATAGGTTAGTATATTAGGCTATGGACTGACCTCTAAAATTGGTTGCCATCCATATTCTTCTCCACCTATATTACTCTCAACTACAATCAATTCTTGTAGTGTATCTACATAAACAATAGATACTGGAGTATTTTTTCTTAGAGCGTCTGAACTTGCGTCATTTAAAACTTCTTTAATCAAGTTTATTGTATTCTGCTGTATCTTCATTTTTGTATAGCTCCATTGCTCAGTTTGATTGGGAAGTTGTTAAAATCTTTCGTTGGATAAAGTCTTAAATCGATACTAAGTTAAGGTTCGCGTAAAAGCAATGATTAATTATCATTTAATTATAGGCGAACAGGAGTACTAGCTAATTGTTGTATTTTTCTATAAGAAAACCCCATAACCAGGATATGATATATGGGGTTTAAAATTATAATTATGGGATTAAGAATATGTTCTGTTAGTCACTCCCAACTTTTACTAGCAAAGTCCGTTAACAAGCACCATTCTGGCTCAGGGTTTTCAACCATATCCCATAGGCGATAAACCTTATAACCTGCCGCAAGTAATATTTTCTCAGCAACTAGCATATTTAAATCATTTGTACCTATCCAATACATATACCAACCTTTGTCATAACTTGCTTGTGGGAATTTGGGGTCAGGTGTAATATTTTCAGATTGCAAATCTATTAGGTCATCCT